ATATGTCCTTCCTCATCGCTCTGATTTTACTACTACTCATTCTAAAGGTGATAATAGAATGGGAATGGCGTTTGAAGGTACGGCAATGCGATTATTGAAACGCTTTGCATCAAACATCCATAATGTGTTTACGCCAATGGGTGCAGAATGGTTTCAATTGACTACAGGTATAGGGGATTTAGATAAGAACCGTAATGTTGCTATGTGGTTAGATGAAGCTAGTAAGGTAATAAAACATCATATTTCTAGACCAGCATCTAATTTTCAAAGTGCCGTTTTCCAATATTATTTAGAAGCAGGTTCATTTGGTACAGGTATTGTCTTTGTAGAAGATCAACCGGGGTTTGGGCCTCGTTTCCGTAATTTCCCACTATCAGATTGTGTATTGGGTAGTGGAAGTGAAATGGAAATTGATACAATCTACAGAAACTACAAGCAAACAGCAAAAGACTTAGTATCAAGATTTGATCCACAAACTCTACCTGAACAGATTGTAGAAAAAGGGTTTGGTGAGAAAATGCTTGATGACTATGATGTAGTTCATGCAGTATTTCCTTCTTGGACAATACAGAACTTCCTTCCAGAAGGATTTGTAAAACCTTTTGTCTCTATACATTACCTGAAAGACAGAAAGCAGATATTGAATTTTGGTGGATATGAAGAAATGCCTTATATATGTGCCAGATGGGAACGATCAGACAGGGAAATTTATGGAAGAGGGCCAACTTGGGAAATAATGCCTGATATTAGGCTTATTACTGAAGTTGACAGGACATATTTAAAGGCTGTTCAGAAATCGGTATCACCGCCTCTATTTGTACCGGATTCTGGACTCTTAGACCCCCTAGATACTACCCCGGATGCTATAAATTATTATTCAATCGGGCTAGGGGGCAAAGATATGATATTTGAGGCTCCTACAAATGCAAGACCTGATTATGCAGAGAAATTAAATGCAAAATGTACTGCCGCAATTAGAGAAGGCTATTTCCTAGACCTATTAGAACTACCCGGCCCTGTTGCTCCAGATGGTGATGTAATGCGGTTTAGTGCTACAGAAGTATCTGCTCGTATGAGACAAAAAATGCCTATACTTGGGCCTATTTTAGCAAGACAAGAAGCAGAATTTCTTGATCCATTAATTAGAAGAACAATTAATGTACTAATGAGGTCATATCAACTACCTGAAATGCCTCAAGAGATGGAAAATAACTTTAAGATAGAATATATGAATCCTGTATCTATTTCTATGCGTTCAGGAGAGATAAATTCCATGAATCAGTTATTTGAGATGATTATGCCACTTGCTCAGATTGACCAGACTATACCAATGTACTTTAATACTCAGCAAATACTCTCAAATACTGCGGAAGTCCTGCAAATACCAACATCTAACCTTAGAACAAAGGAAGAAGTTGATGCAATGGTTGAACAACAGCAAAGACAACAACAGGAACAGGCAGAAATGCAACAGGCACAAGTTGCTGGTCAATTAAATGAATCAATGGCAAAAGCTGAATCACTTAGGGCAGAAGCCGCATGATTTCACGCTGGTTACAGGAAAAAGAGAAACGTAAACGATTTAAAGAGGTTTTTAGTGGGGAAGAAGGACAGGATGTAATAGCGGCTTTAGCTAATGCACACTTTGTCTTTAGAACTTCTCATGCTAACGACCCTTATACATCTGCATGGCAGGAAGGTCAAAGAACTGTAGTAATGGAGATTATTAATCTCGTTGGTGCAGATTTGGAAGCCATAAGGAAAAGAATTGACATGCAGGAACAGGCTCGCCTTGCAAATGTAGAAAGACGAGCATAACCCTAACAATAAATAGATATGGCAGAAGAAATGGCTCCTGTAGAAGATTCAGGGCAAGCTGAAATAGATTCTACTATTCAATTTACCGCATCCTCTATGCCAGAAGGTCTAAGGGATGAACCTAGTCTCCAAACATTTGACTCTGTAGATAAACTTGCAAAGTCCTACGTTAATGCAGTTAAAATGATAGGAGGAAACCCGGACAATCTCATCTCCATTCCACAGGAAGGGGAAAGTTGGGATAGTTTTTACAATCAACTCGGAAGACCAGAACGAGAAGATGGCTATGATTTTGGTGAAGATGTAGATGGTGTATTAGATGATTTTAAATCATTTGCACACCAGAATAATCTTACTCAGGATCAGGCTGATAACTTGTTAGGTCTTTTTGCAGATATACAAGAGGAAGATGCCCAAAATGAGGAACAAGCTATAGAGGACTTAAAAGTTCAGACTACTATTGGACTCCAACGAGATTGGGGAAGGAATTACGATGGTAATCTGGATTATGCCCGAAGAGCTTATGCTCAATTTGGTACTCCTGAACTGACGGATGCAATGGATAGTTCTGGTTTTGGCAACCACCCTGAAGTGATCAAAGCCTTTTCCAAAGTAGGTCAGTTATTAGGAGAAGAAGCACTTGCAGTAGGCACAGGATTAGGTCGTAATCAAATGTCTCCGCAATCTGCGCAGGAAGAGATTCAGGCTCTATACCGTGATAAGGACTTCTCTAAAGCATACAGAGATAATAAAGACCCCGGTCACAAGACTGCGATGAGTAAAATGGATAGGTTATTTAAAAATGCATATCCAAATCAAAAAAGAGTAAGATAGTTTCACACCTCCGTTGTGGAGGATAAGCCGAACAAGAGATAATAGGTAGATAACCAATGGCCTACTGAACATTCTCTTGAGACCCTTTATGGATAATCTCTAGGTTATAGTGATTTTTACTTATACACATATCGTGTATGAGATTTCTATAAAAGGTACAACATGGCTAATTTTTATGATATTGAAACGTCGTATATACATCGCTATTCTGCTGATGTACTACATGCGCTTCAACAAAAGACTACCCGGTTACGTAATTTTGTAACCAACAAGCCAGACTGTCAAGGTGTTGCCGAGTTCATTGATAAGATCGGAACTAACGAAGCACTAGACAAAGTTGCACGTTTTGCAGATTCGCCAGTACAGGCAATATCCCATCAACGTAGGAGAGTATCAGCACAACCTAAAAATGCTGGATTCTTCGTAGAAGGTTTTGACACTCGTAGAATGAACTATGATGTGTTCCAACCTTATGCAGAAGCTACGTCAATGGCTATGGCCCGGCAAATGGACTCTGTAATCGTTGATGCCGCATTTGGTTCTGCTTATGAATCAGATGGGGGTGTAATGGACGGTGCAACCGAGATAGTTTGGAATTCATCCAATTTCCCTAAACAGTTTATTGATGTAGATTTGCTAGTTGGCACACATACTGCTGGTTATAGTGGTATTGATAATGCCGCCGGCAATCGCAGAAGTTTATCAATTGACAAACTGTTGAAGGCTCGTAGGATTCTTTCTGAGAATGAAGCAGATCAATATGATGAAGGTGGTAATCCACTTTATTTCATTGTATGTTCTGCGGCTCAAATTGAAGCTCTACTTCATTCCGAACAAGTCAATAGTGCGGATTATAATAGTATTCGTGCATTGGTGGAAGGACAAACCAATTATTTTGCTGGTTTCCAGTTTATTAGGTATGAAGGTATGCCTACAACTGGAACAGGTGATACGCTGACAGAGCAAGTGTTAGCTTTTCATCCGCAAGGTTTGGCTTTCTGTTCTTGGGAAGAACCGATAACAGAAATTGAAAGACGTTCTGACAAATCTTTTGTTCCATATGCATATTTTGAAATGGATATTGGCGCAACTAGGGTTTGGGAAGAGATGGTTATTCAAATTGATTGTTTCGTAACTGCTTAACTCATAATCTAAAAAGGACAATATGGCTGATCAATATGCAGCAAATCACAAAAAACGATTCGTTACTGTTCCTGCGAAGCTGACTGATGTCGCTGACCAAGGGGGCAGAATGCGGATGTTATATGATAAATTCACGTTTACGTCGCCTGATATTGCGATGCAAGTAAATGATACAATATCCTTTGGTAAACTGCCTCCCGGAGCAAAAGTATGGGAAGCATCTTTACATCAATCGGCAACACTAGGTACAAGTTGCCAGTTGAGTTTAGGATATACTGATGGCACAACAGCAACTCCACTTGGATTTATAGGTGCGGCTGTTGCTACAGCTGTAGGTACTCGTTACATGAAAGAGCAAGTAAGTAATATTACTCAAGCTCCTGTAACAATTACTGCGGAAAGTACTGTAATTGCAAAATTAACTGCGGCAGTAAGTTCATCAACTGTGGCATTTGTTGAAGTGCGGATTTATTATACCGTTGATTAATAACAATCGGGGGTTGGGAAACTAGCCCCCATTTCTAACAGTTTACTATGGATAAAACTGGTATAGCTAACCTCGCCTTGAGTAATCTAGGTGAAGCTAGAATACAAAATCTTACAGAAAATAGTGCAAGAGCAAGAGCATGTTCTGCAAGAATAGAAGGATGCATTGAAACTGTACTGAGGATGAATGTATGGAATAGTGCATTGGAACGTCAATTACTTACACAGATAGAAGCACCAGTATTTGGCTGGAACTATACTTATCAGCTTCCTTCTGATTGTATAAAAGTAGTAGAAGTTGAACCTGTATCAAGATTCCAAGTTGAAAAAAAGAATATATTATCTAATGAAACCTCATTATATTTATTATATGTAGCAACTCCAACAGATACTAATAACTTAGATGTATTGTTGGCTGAAGCAATATCAATGAAACTTGCCGTAGAAATTTCTGAAACTCTTACAAGTAAAGAAGGGTTAAAATCAGAGATGGCACAAAAATACTTTCTTGCAGTACAAGAGGCAAGATCAGCAAACTCTAGAGATAAAACACCAGAGCATAGAGAACGATCAACTTATCTTGATGCTAAAAAAGGAAGATATTCTGTTACACATAGAACTTTCAATACACCTACTATTGGATATGAAGTTGATATGCAAGCATGGAAAACTAAATGAAGTATGAGTTTCTTCAACCTAAATTCACAGAGGGTGTATTAGCAAGAAGTCTTCAGGGTCGTTCTAGTGAAGAGTTTTACCATTATGGGTATAAAAGCTCTAAGAATATGATTCCGATTCTCTCAGGGCCAGTTGTTAAACGCCCCGGGACGAATTATATAGGGGATGCTAAACATTCTACTGCTACATTTATTCCTTTTTTCAAGGATAAGGATAATACCTATATTATAGAATTAGGAGTTGCAACCTCTACTATTTCCTGTACTACTGTTGATG